TCTCAATCACATACTTACAATCATTCCAATGACCAGTAACAGTCTTAACAGAGTGCACAACATTATTCAAGCCACGAAGCTTATTTTGCTGAGCATCAGAAAGCTCTTTCTTATTACGCTTTTCAGTTAGAATCTTGATTTGTTCTTCAATAACACACAATAGATTAGTAAGCCATTCAATGACTCGATTAGGTACATCAGTAGCTAGCTTTTGAGTATGAATTCCAAGCTGAGCCAAACGCTCATAGCTAATATCAAACCCGAAACGCTTTACCAATTCGTCTTCAAGCTCTGCAGCCTCATCACAAATCAAAAGCTCTTTACGCTTCAGTTGGTCTGGTAGAGCCAAAAACATACTATAATTAAGAATGCCAAAATTACTAGTAACAACTCGATTACGAGCCTCATAGTACGGGCAAATACACTTTTTCCAGCAATCATCTTTAATCTTTCCAACAACAACACAAGGAGCAATTTCAACATCCTTAGTTTCATCAATTGTACATTGATAGTTAGATTTACCTTTTAAAATATCAGAATCATCAAAAAACTCCTTGTATTGGTTCTGCAAATTCTTTGAAATTGTCAATACCATTGAACCAAAAGGTTGTTGCTTATCAATTTCTTCTTGATTAGAGAATTCACCAGACTGATCCATCTGATAAATAGAATACGAATCAACCAAATGCTTAAAGTCTTTGCTACAAGAGTCAGTCAAGTTAGCTACAGTGCGAGAAATATAAGACTTACCTGAGCCTGTAGGCGCACATAGAATAAGAAACTTTTTATCTCCACGAAGAAACTTTTCAATCTTCTTTAAGACAGCAGCCTGCTGTGCTCGAGGGGTGTGGTTACTTGGAAATGCTGATAGGATGTCTTTCTGTTTCACTACGTTGAGTATAGCGTCACGTGAAATGAAAAGCAAGCTTATTGTTTAGGTATTTAGACTTATAAAGTTTGTAATACTCATCTATTTTAATTTTCAGAGTAATATCATCTGTAAGAAGCTCTACTTTATAGTCGAATAAAAATCCAGCTGCAGTTTCAACTATTTTAAATGGTAGTGGTATTTCCAAATACTTGTTCTTGTTATTTGAATTGATACAAAAAACTAAATAGTATTCTTTTGGAGCAAATAAGATAAACTTACCTGTTCTCAATACTTTTTCATTCAAAAGAATTTGTATGTTCTTTTGAAAGTGTTTCTGTAATTTTTGCTCCAGTACAAGACTATCTATCACAAATATTAATTACACTAAACGCGCATAAAGTCAATTTTTTGCTTCTCTGTCATAAAGGCTAGCTTCTCATTATAGTATTGCCAAAATTCATCATTAGCCTTTATTGTAGCTACAACTTGACAGGCTGCTACATTAACTTGTCTATAGTCTTGTTCAAAAATATCCCAGGTAACAACTAAACCTTTTAATTCTGGATTATAATCTAATTGCTGGTGTGGTGGGCGGTAGTTAAGAGCAACTCTACCCTTTGTGCTGTTTAAGAGAGAATAGCTGTTGGTACAAAGCATTCTTCTAAAAAGAGGTTCGCCAGGCTGCGGTCTGCGCCTGGCGAATTTAAGTTCTACTACGTTTTGCTGTAAGAGAAGTTTTAACTGATTTAGGCTTACTTTCACCTAATTATTTATTAACTCATTGTAACTGCTGGCTGTTCTGCTTTAGAGCAAACACCGAAAATACGAGTCTCATCCAAGAAAATAGACTGCTTAATCTTCCCAAGACCTCTTACAACAACGTTTGATACTGGAATGCCTTTATCATTTGGAAAGCAAACGTAATCATCAACCTTAACATTCTTGCAATCAGGACCAGCAAGAATAATCTGTCCAATTCTCCAGGCCGCCTTGGTGTGGTCGATTGGTACTAGAATACCGTTTCTCATAACAGTTTGATTACTGTCAGGTGTATCAACATAGCGAACTAGAATAATATTATCAAGAACCTTATCAAGTTCAAAGTCATCAATAAGAGTGAATGTATCACTGGCATGTTTGTCAAAGTTCAATGCGCTTGTTTTTTGCATATGAACTGGGACAGGAACATTAGTAGGAAGTGTTGGTACCATATTTGTATATAGTTATTATTAGTTACTTTTCAAGATGCTCTGCGTACATTTTAATCTCTCGCTGAGATAATTCAAGATTGCGAGCAAGCATTTCCAGATTTTCATCCTCCTTAGTCTTTTCTTTCTTTACTTTTTTAATGTATTCGATTTTCTTATATCGCATGCGAGGAATTACATTAATAAGAAACTTATTTTGTTCATCCTTAGACAAACACATCCAATAGCGATTAGATGTTTCGTTAACAATAGTAGCAACTTCACCACTATGCATACTCAACCACCTATTAACAAGGAAAAACTGATACTCCCGCTCTTCTTCAACAGAAATATCAGTCTTCTTTTTTAACGTGGTGATATTAGTAATAATATCAAAAATCGTCATTAGATAACCTTACTAGTAGCAATAAAGATATCATCAGTAATAGCATAAAAAATCTCAACAACCTTCTTCATAAACTCTTCAACTTGCTGATGAGTCATGTTAGTCGAGAATGCAAAAGCAGGAGCCTTCTTACCAGCAGTAACGTTAATAGCGGTATGACCTAGAGCAGCACCATTAACCAAATGAGTAATACTCACACTAGCCTTACCCTTGGGTTGAATAATACCATGCTGGTTATGCTCAGCATGAACAATCAAATCATCCCCATCAACCTCAATAGGTTTATTGATAATGGAAGTAAGAATATTTGCAATCTGAGTATTAAAGAGACGCTGAAATGAAACAGCCGCGAAAGCATCAATATTAGGAATTTCCCAGCAAAAGTTAACTGCGTCATCACTGTAAATGTAGTCATTATTAAGAATATCTTCTGTATCAATCATACCCTCAGCTTCAACATGCATCGGTGCACGGAATGCAACAATGTTGCCGATAGGCAAGGTACGATCTCGAAAGAACTTATAGGCAAAGCGCTTATGAATGAGATTGCCATCGTAGATCGGAATATTATTCAATATCATGCGTTGATTCTAATATATTTTTCAGCGAGTTCAACTGAAACCTTTTCAAGTTTTAATTCTTCTAGCAGCTCTAATATTCCTACATTCCCACGCTTTGGATTTCTGCAGTCATAGAAATACAAATAATCGTCAATATAAACTTCATTCTCTGCAAATGAAGGTATAGCCAATGAATAGAATCTATCTTCTTGATCGTTCATCTCTGGAAAGAGAATATTCAGAGCAATAGATTTCTTAACAGGGGACAAATGGTTGGGGCAACGATAGTAGGTTACAGGTTGAGCTGATCCATCAATTGTACCCATTTTATGGCTCCAGTTCTTATGCTTCATTGTAATCTCAACACGTCTAGGAGTCTTACCATTGAAAGTAATAATACTGTTAAAACCAACAACATCAGGCTTGCTGTCAGTTGCTTTGAGAATTTTTTCGACATATTTTTCTGAAACCCAATCATCATCATCAATAAAAGCTATATACTCTCCTGATGCATTGTGAATTAAGTCGTTACGCTTCTTACCAATAGTTAGCTCTCTATTATCTTTTGCTACAAGAATTTCTACTTCTGGGGTTAGTTGAGGTTTTAGTCTTGTTTTAAGGCGCTCAAGATAATTCTCTCTACCATTCACTGTGCAAATTAGCAAACTAAGTCTCTTGTAAGGCTTTGGAACAAATCTAGTATTCCATTTTTCTTTGAAGATAGCATGCTGAAAATCCATACTACATAAATTACGATCTTCTGCTTTAATAGTTCCATGAGACTTACTAAGCAAATGATGTATATGAGAGCTTGTACACAAGCCATGCTTCACATTGTAAGAGTTATACATCTCGACCCAGTCATTGTCTTGATAATAAAAGGCAAAGCGTTCATCAAAACCACCTAAAATATTAAATAACTTTCTACGAATAATAAAACTCCAACCAGTAAACTCGTAAGAGGTTCTTGTTCCAATGTGAAGTTCTTTTAATGAGCTAAAGATAGACTCGGTATGTCTGTGCCACTTACGATCAATTGGGCTAACAGACATTAACTCAGGATCAATTTCAAATTGTTTTGCAATAGCAGTAAACCAACCCTTGTAATAAATAACATCATTATTTGTAATTAGCACCAAATCGTTTTTACATTCTCTCAAACCAATGTTTAAGTATAGATTGTAATTAAATTTAGGTACTTGTGGGATAAGAAACTTTGCTCTTATTTCAGAAAGCTTGTGAGTAAACAAAGAAGAAACTTCTTTGCAAGATTCAACAACAATTACGTTAAATTTATGCTCTGGTTCTGAATCATGAATAGAATCAACAGTTTGTTTAAGAATATCAAACAACTCGTTAGTAGTTGTGTTGCTAAGAATAATTACATCGACGTCCATAGAGTTTTAGTCTTAATAGCCTTTAATCTTTGCAGAACAATGTCCTGCTTAGTATCAGAAATAGATACAGGAGAGTCTTTATATATCAAGCTGAAATAATTGGCTCCATCTTGAATATTCTTTTTCCAATCTGATCTTGGTCGAATAGTAGAATCGTTTTCTGAGCAAGCCAATTCTTCGAGAAAATCACTTGAATTAACAATATCAGGCCACCACCAATAGGCTGGTAGATACCCGTTTAGAACAGCTCTATAACTGTGTTCTACATGTTCCCAAGCATTAACAAAAGTCTCATCAAACAAACCAATTCTCATTAGGAGATCCCTGCTATAGTAACAGAAGCCACCTACGCAATTAGGGTTGAATGCTAGTTTAGTTTTACTATATTCAACTACACAGCGAGGGTCTGGCTTTTTATCTTTCTTATTAGCTGGACCGTGATATCCAAACATTAGGTGTTTAATGCCAGAATCTTTACTCGCCTTAATATATTCATCAAAGACGTTAGAGTCTTTAATAAAAATATCATCTTCAAGCAAAAAGATATCAGTGCAATCTTGGTTAAGCAAATGAAGCATAGCTTTATTTTTGCTACGACCTACACCAATATTCTTTTCATTCTTTAAGTATGTTAAATTCAGAGTATCTACTATTGATGGTAAAGGCTCATTACCATCGTCTACAAGAACAACCTCATCAAGCCTATTAAAAGGTATTGTTTTAAGAACCTGTTTAAGGAATACAGGTCGATTGCAGGTAATAATACCCAGTCCGATTTTTTGTTTTGTTTTAGTTTCTATCATCTTGACAAGTCCATATTTGGAGGTTAAACCGATTATTTTCCCAAGGCATAGCTGGATCACAGATTACTTCTGAGCAAGCATGCGGTAATCTAGATGGAAAAATACATAAGAAATTATTTTTAAGAGGGTATTCATAACATTTACCCTCATGCATAAACAGCTGGCTACCACCCTTAAGTAGAGATTCATCTTTGACAAGAGTATACGACATGGTAAAGACAGGTGTCATAGCTACTTCTTTACCTTTAATTGAAAGACCGTAAATTCCATCATCAGAATGCCAATTATAATAATCACCATTACCGTAGCTAATAATATGAGTTCTTCCATTAAGACCATATCGAGAACCCAATTGAAACTCTCTACTCTTGCATTGACCCATAAACTTGAGTATGCCTTGATGAAAGAAAAACTTATCAAGGTTGTTTAATGCATAGCCAGCTGGAATGTTATGATCAGGAAGCCAAACATCACTACCCCAACAAAGATGGTTTAAATTATTCTTAGTTGTTTCAAAATCAGTAGAAGTATCTTGCTGTCTTGTTGCACCATCTCCAAATTTCCAAACAGGGGTACCAAAATACTGTTTGATATCAGTCATTTCTTTATAGATAGTATCAACAACAGCTCTTGGAAGAAAGTTTTCAGCCCATATAATAGGTGGGTCAGTTTCCTCATGTAGTAAGAACATACATTTTATTTTAAAGTAAAAATTTGGATTTTCAACTAAATATACATATATATCTTTGATTATGTCATCCAAAACTCCAAAGACATTTAATGTAGCAGAGAAGTTTGAGCTTTCTGAAAATCACAAACGGATTGTAGATGCTATATTAGATAGAGACAATAAGCTTATCTTTATTGATGGACCAGCAGGTTCAGCCAAGACATACTGTGCTGTATTAGCAGCCTTAAAACTTGTTCAAAGAAAGAGCTTCAAGAGCATTCTTTATTTGAGAAGCATTGCTGAATGTTCTAGTCAAAAACTAGGTTCATTACCTGGAGAGTTGCATGAGAAGATTGGTCCGTTTGGAGCCCCATTTTTGGAAAAGCTTAGCGAAATGATTTCAGAGGCTGCAATTACTAAGTTAGCATCTGAAAGCGCTTTAGATATTCAGCCTCTTAACTTCTTGAGAGGTACTACATTCCATGATAAGATTGTATTGCTAGATGAGGCTCAAAATGCTGAACTCGATCAGCTCATCATTGTTCTAACCCGTCTTGGAGAACACGGAAAGCTTGTTGTTATCGGAGATAGTAACCAAGTAGATATTAGAGATAAGAAGAGCTACGGAAATGTTGTAGCTAAGTTTAATAGTGAGGAATGTAAGAGTGTTGGCATTCAATCCTTCACTCTCACAGAAGATGATATTAAAAGAAGTAAGATCTTAAAGTTTATTGTTGGTAAGCTTAATGAACTTAAGTCTAACCGTTGATGTGAAACTTAAGAGCTTTGGAAATCTTTTCCATAATCTTTTTAGGATGATTTCCTTCTTTTAAAAGTCTATTGTACTCGCTTTTGAAGCTTGTAATAAACTCTTCAGACAACTTTAGATTTCTTGGATAAAATAATCGAGACTGTGTTCTTAACGGGGCATAGTTCTCGAGTAATTTATTGAAGTTGTTATTGAATTCTTTCATCATAGTATTTATTTTTTGCAATGAAAATTTAAAAACCAATTAGACTGTGCTTTTGTATGAGCAGTAGCCTTTTTGGTTTTTAGCTTTCTAGCCTTGCTACAAGTCATCTTGCCTTTACCGAATTTCTTGGTAGCTTTAGCTTTAAGAGTACCTTTACCACCTCGCGGAGTGGTGCGGGTGGTTTTTTCTAAAAGAGTAAAAAATCTCTTTTCGTACTTGTTCACTACAATTATTTATTCTTTTTAGTTTGTTCGCGCCAAAGATATTAGTTTATTTTTTTAAAAACGTATATAAACTCTCCCAATTATAAACTCTATCCCCTGTCCAGTTTTTATTGTATGGGTGATCCATAATTATACTTCGCAACCCAACTTGTTTACCGCTTTCTGCATGAGAAACACTATCCTCTAACCAAAAATAATTTTTATCCTTGTACTGAACTTTAAGAAAATCTAATTTACTTTTTTTAAAATCTAAACTACAATTAATATAGTCAAACACATCTCCAAATAGGTGTTTTAAATTGTTTACTCTTAACCTTTGAGCGTATTTGTCAATATGTAAACAACTGATAACTTCAAACCTCCAACCATCTTCTGCTAATTTTTTTACAAATTCTTGAGCATCTCGGAAAGGCGGAAGAAAACCAACTGCTCCACTTTCATTAAACCTTGATATACAATCTAAGGCTACCTCTTCAGGTAGCCCATATCTAGCACCTTGATAAAAAATGTGGTCGGTGTTAGGTAATCTTTCATAGCCTCGCTCACTCATCCATACATCGAAAGCAAAAGACCAGTCAAGTAAAACACCGTCACAATCAGTGATTAATTTCTTATGCATTTTTTATATACTTGTTTAATTCTTGCCAAGTACCTAAATCAATAT